CATGAAGTCGCGGCAATGTCAGCGGTGTTGGCTGTGACACCTTCACGCACTGACTTCGTGAACCGGCTGCGGATGTTTTGGAATAGTGTTGGCATAGTTTTCAGGAGACGTATCTGAAAGGCTGGATCGGAGACAAATAGTTAAACGCATCGGCAGCAGCATCAACCTGGTCGTCATGTTTGCCGGTCGGGAAGGAGCACAGCTCGTCAATGAAGTCACGGTTCCAATCGCCCTTTTCCAGCTCGATCGAACCAGACTCAAACGCAGCGGCCATGGGCATTGCTCGCACTTCTTTCGAGCCTGTTGGTCGTTTGCTGATGACTCCATAACCGATCAGATTACGTGTATCGTGCTGGACCTGATCGACGCCAGCCGAGCCGGGATCTTGCGCTAAGTGAACAATCGTTTCGCGACCGTCGGTCTCAGCGATCTGGCGCTGGATTGTGCGACGAGTAGCAGGTGACCATTGCCCGCGTGAAACGTGCTTGATTCGGTAAATGTCGCCGGTTCTGCTCATCCACACACCGGCAGTGTAATCGCCACCACCGACCGTTGCGGCTGTGTCCCAGGCTCGGCATGAGTTGGAGTTGGGCGGTACCGGCGATGGATCGACGACGCGAAACCATTCAGGCTTGAAAAAGCCTCCATCGCGTGGCGTTGGTGTCTGTTGGTAGAGAGCGGAAAAGGCATAAGAACCGACGGTCTTTTTGATCCGGTCGAAGTCATCCACACTGTATCGTTCTGGCCAAAGCGCTTCACCGGGCTGGCGACCAATTAGGTCATCATCCTCAGCGATGGCTGGCAGGCTGACCACATCCCATTGTTCGCCACCTTCATTGGCCTGTTCTAATAGCTGACCAGCCAAGTCAAGGCTATGCCATCTGGTCATAATCAGGACGATTGCGGCACCTGGGTGAAGGCGTGTGTAGAGGTCGTTTTGGTACCAGTCCATGACGCGAGCACGATAGGTGGGTGATTCGGCTTCAGCTCGTGACTTCACTGGGTCGTCAATAATCACCAGGTCGGCACCATAGCCGGTCACACCCGATCCGACACCAACCGCATATAGCCCGCCGCCATGTTCGCTTGACCACTGATTTTGTTTGTTCTGGTCGTCGGAAAAGTTGAATCCAAACTCTTTTGCGATGCGTCTGGTTTGTCGGCTAAAAGTGCAGGCCAGTGAGTGGTTATAAGCCCCAATAATTACTCGTAAACCTTGATCCACCAATAATCTATAAGCAGCATAATGAATCGTTGCCAGCTCGCTCTTGCCGTGCCTGGGCGGCAGGAAGAGCATGAGCCGTTTGACTTCACCGGTCGTCACCCTGTCCAGCGCCCGGCGGCACTCCGCCAAGTGTTCTGGCGACCACTGGTGATCCGGCTTTGCGGCCTGTAGAAACCGGTTTAGCCCCTTTGGGATCAACTGTCTGTCGTGGTGGGGTGTCGCACTCATTGTCTATGGCCGCCCAGTCCACTTGGGGCTTGTCAGAGATTTCGATGCTGCTGGCAACCTTGCCATCACGGCGTTCAAGGTACTCTTTCAGGAACGCAAAGTTGCCGTCCAGAATGTTTTGAAGCCAGATCCGAGAAATGTCGCGTTCGCTTTTCTCTAAGCCAATCAATTCAATCAGGTCGTCAATCTGACGGCGACCACGGCTGTATCCGGCTGAGTTGCCAGACGCGCCTTTTTTGAATTGTGTCTCTGGGTTCGGGAACTTGCCCATATCTCACCTTCTTATTCACCTGCTTATTCACCTGCTTGCAGGTGGGTCAACATCTCTCACTCAACGTCCCGAAGTCCCGGCGGCCTAGCGCCATGATTCCCTCGTCCAGGCTTGTCAATTACACCCTTCCGCCGCAGTCTTTGCATCAAAGCCCGTTGCTTGATCGCGATGTTGCGAAACTTGGCCCAAAAGGCCATGAGTTCCGTTTGTTCTGTCATGGCTCGTTTGATGGCCGCGTCCAGTTGTTTGCTGGCTCTCGTGCAACTTAAGCAAATCGCATAGCGATGCTGGTCAACCTTCCGCCCATCAACACAATGAGGACAGGGTTGATTCGGCGTACCTTCCGTCCAACCAGAGGCGTCCACACCTATCAAAACAGGTTGTACGCCGTGGATAGAACGGATAAGTCGCCTTGTGATATTCTGGTCGATTTCCCCATCCGTGGGAGCGATCGAGTCTGAACCTAATGGTTCATTCATATCTTGACGATAATCACAGGAGGTACCGACCGTCAATAGGGTGCTCAAGATTTTGTACCTCCAGCCTCTGCAAACTCGATGTACGCCTTGTACATCTTGTCGCCCTTCAACTCTGAGTAATCAAACTCAGCCGCCATCATGCGAAACGCCTTGTCCACAATCTGCAATCGGTTCCAAAGGCTCAGAGCAACTGCCTTACCTTCGCTGTCTGTGAGTGCTGCGATATCATCAAGATTGATCGTCATAATTTTCCCTATCAAAGATGCCTTCGTATGGTGATACCTGTAAGCTCTTGGTAACCTCGTCAATCGCTTCAGTAATATGCTGAATGCAGGCTGTCTTGGCTTTCTTTAGACAGTCAAATTGATCACTCCAATAGTCTTGAGTCAATTCCTCTAAAGACATTTCTTCCGGCATGTATTTCAGACTTCCAATGCTTGCAAAATATCTGATGTTGTCAAAAGACAACTCAATATGCGCCCAATACTTGCCGTGGGATAGGGTCCAGCTTGTGCCATCAGTCGTGCACCATCTTTGCTCGATCATTGTGATTTGCCTTTCTTGTCTTTCTTTCGCCGTTCGGTGTCCACCATAGCCAGAACAACTGGTATGATTTCATTCATAAAGTATTTGCTTTCGTCTTTCGTTCTTATCGCTTGAGAAAGCCAGAATGCTTCCGCCGCCTGATCTGTCTCGGCTTCACCTTCTTTATTCCCGCGTCGAAACCGATGCTCCATCGCAGAAATAATGCAGTGATAAACCTCATGGCTCACTCGCGGTTTCAGCCAGGCACTCAGTTCGTTGTTGGCAAAGTCGATAAACTCGCGGCCACTGGCCAGCAAGTAATAGTCAGGACAGCTCATGCATCATTCTCCATGTCAATTTGCGAAACCCTGTAAGCATGTTTCACTTTCTTGTTCTGGTGATATCCTTGGAGATAACGATTCTGCTTTACTGGAATGCCGGTCACAGACCGTTGGCCTTTGGTACTGGCCATCAGTTCGGTGATTGCTGGATATCCGTGATTCGATGTGTTGCCATTTGAACGATCATCCAAGATGGCATTTGCGTGCATTCGCTCATATTCCGTGCCGATTCGCTTCAGCTCCAACAACTGATGCTGTGGCATGACTTCCATTTCAGTTCGTGAGAACCTGATCTCAGCTCGCTTGGATTTCATTTGGTTGCTCCACAGTTTCAACGATGACAAAAGCGGAATCCTCATCGCCCCAACATTTGCGAGCCTCTCCCGAAATCACCTGACTGTCATCCTTCCAGAGCACACCCTTGAAAGCATCTTCCAGGCACCGCAACAGCTTTGTTCTATCCGGTTTCTGAGTGTGCCAGAATGGTGCTGTCGGCTTCATGATCGCTGAATTCTTGCCACTCCGGAAATGTGCTTTAGGTCTTGCAAATGTAAACAGGACTTGCAGATTGATTGGCCCTGATGCACACCCCCAGCCCGATTCCTTCACGGCTGTGGTCGCAGCTCGCTTGCAGAGCGTTTGCCATTTGGCTTTCCCTTTGGCCGTATCAACCACAACAATCCTGCCGGTCTTGCTGTGCTGGAATGCTTTCTTTGAGCCTGATGGCGATGGCTTGCCAAGGACAGTGAAGGAAATGCTATTCACACCTTCCTCCAAATCGTTTCAATCCCTTGATCCGTCACTGTATAATCGCCAAAAATATTCGGTGATTCAGCTTGCAATACGTCCAGAACTGCAATTGCCAGTCGCTGAATTTCAGCGTCCGCATGGATCGAACCACGAAGTTCAAGGAAGTGCCGCCATGCTCGAGCATTGCCAGTGACAAATATCTTGGTTTCAGTGCAGTTCGGCAGGACAGCACGAGCAGTTTCCCTGGCTCGTTTTCGTCTCAGGGTTGGATTGTCGATGTCGGCAAAATCGTTGTATTCCAGCGTCTCAATCATGGATTCATAACTTGCCAAGCTATGTGCAATATTGCTTGCCCAAACCCGTTCAGCGGAGCTGTCAGGCTTGATACCAGGTGGACGCACAAATGAGACCTTGTCCACATACCTTTGACTTAGCTGTGAATAACTCATGCCAGCACGATGCCTGACCAGCTCGTGCGTCAGTGACCTTGAGACGCCGGTGAAGATCATCGAGTAAACAGCATGTTCGAGAACTGAGCCGTGACCCACTTCTAAGATGTGATTGATATAAGCCTGATTGCCACCTGGTCGAGGCTTGGCAAAGCTCATATAGCACAAGCGGCCAGCGATCTCCACGAGATGCTCGCTAGCATTGTCGGTGTCGCTGTTCCAGTATTCAACTCCGTGAGCTTCCAAGAACTCGGCACAATCAAGGCTGTTGAGTTCCTGCTTGCCGACCAAGTAGACGGATGGGACGTTGATGATGTTCATGGTTTTATATCCTTTGTTGATTTTTAGCGATAAATCATGCGGTAAGCATTTAGTTTGCGCTCGAGTATTTCGATTTGGATTGATTGGTTTTGGCTATATTTTGTAAGCTCATCTATCCGATTCGAAAGTTGTACGACAGGCAATTCATATGTTGCCTGATAAACCACTTTATCGTAATCGGTTAAGTCATTTACTTTTGGCACTTTGGCTTTGATTCCTGACAGCATTTTAACTGCCGCATCTAAGGTCTTTGCTTTTGCCCACTCAGTGCCTCGAACAATATTACTGGAAATCGCCTTTTTAAGTGATAGTTCGGCAAGGTGCTGCCTTCGTTTATCTTCGATCAGCATGTAGAATGCGACCCCTGGGTTGCCGTGTGCTGAAACGTGCTGAAGCACACGAGATGATATCTTATAGTTTGTTTTGCCGACCTTTAACAGCTTTTGTGAAGGCCAGTAAATCCAATAGATTCCGCCGGATTGACTCACTTCTAAAGGATAGCAAGTCCCTCTATACGTTTTTTTTATTGTCATTTCTGACCACACAATATCTATTATTTCAGCAGACTCAATATCGGTGCAAATATCATTCACTGGTCACAACTCCATTATTCCGTTGTTTCGCTTCCCACACTTCCAACCGATCCACTCTGACTTCAAGTGGAGCCTCAACACCAATCTTGACCTTGTCGCCCCTGATCTCAGTGACGCAGACCCTGAATTGAATGCCACCGTAATTGATGACGAGAACTTCATTGACCTTCCGTGATAGCACTAAAATGGCACACCTCCTTATGACCAGTATTTAAAACACACGACCCGAGAAACAGTAGACGAATCTACCTGAAAGACTTTAGCCAACTCAGGTTGAGGCCAACCACCGAAATACAGGCTGCGTATGACGTGTACGTCACTTCCACAGAGTTTTACTGTGGAAGTGTTTTGCGAGTTTTCTTTTTGTGTTACCCATCGGCAATTGCTGGGCTTGTAATCCCCATTGTTGTCGATTCGGTCGATTGTTAGGCCAACTGCATGGCCGTTGCTTTTCGACCACGCCGCAAACGCTTCGTATGTACTCCACTCAGCACAAACTTGTATTCCTCTCCCTCCGTAGCGATGATATGACTTATTATTTTTGTTGCTGCACCGAGATTTCATAGACCGATAAGCCCAATAAATAGGACTCTGGTATTCTCCATGCTTTGAGGCTTTTCCATTCATGCAACCGCAAGACTGCTTTTTTCCTGTCCGGTTGTTTCGATTTACAACGCAAGAAATTCTTTCAAAAACTGTTTTACAGTGCGGACACGAGTAAACTCCAATTCGTCCGCTACCGCTCCCTTTTTTTATCTCAAGTGCCACTAGCATTGCTGTAACCTCCGTGATGCGTTTGATTTGATGCCGGGAGTGGTCAAACTCCCGGCGCGAGTATGATCAGTCAACTCCCCCTGGTATCCTTGTGAGTTCGGCAGGCTGATTGCCCACGAACAAACTCGAATCAACCAACTAGGAGTCTGTCAGTAGGCTGGATTTAGCCCCTGACAAGCCGCCCAAGGGAATTGAACCCTTGCAAATCTCAATAACAGAGAGAACTCGAGATCTGAAACCATTTGCGACAAAATGCCATCCGTGGCAGCGGTCACCATCCATGAATCCCGTTTGACATCTGCTCATTACTGATCGCGCTCATGAAAATCGCCACAGATGCCGCCGCTATGCGTCACCGGAGTCCAAGTCTCACCAAATCTCAGCGGCCTGACGGGATTGATTCATCACAGCACTCGTCCACTGCTGTAGCCTTGGGCAAAACCACTCGACTGGATGAGACTCGAAAGCCTCTGATAGCTCTGATCACATCCAGTGCAAACCGTTCCACAACTGCCGATTCCTGATCGTCCAGATGTTCACCTGGCGAAATGGTCAGGATCGGATTTGTTTGCTTTTTGAAGCGGTCCATTTCGTCGTGGATAAATTCCAAATCTGTCTTTGTCATCACTGTTCCCTTGTCATGCCTGGGTAAGGTGACCACCGGCTCATTGCCTGTGATTCACTCACTAGAAAATCGTTGCCGTCTTTGTCTTTACCAACACTCACCAGCTTTTCAGGCGAGTAAGGAGAACTTTCCCAATCCAGCTTTTCTTCTGTCCATTCGGGATGATCCGCCCTCAGTGTCGCCCTGGTCGTGAGCAGCTCGGCCTCAAGCAACTTCCGCCATCGGACATTGTGAGGTTTCAGATATGCAGGATCGGCTGATCTCACAGCTTCCATATCTGCAAGCAGTTGTTCGCGGTGCCTGGCTCGCTCAGATCCCGCCAGAACAGATTGACCTGTTCTGGCAGCGAAGATGATTTGCAAAGAAGTGACCATCAGAAAGGCACCCCATCAACTTCATCATGTGGATCAAAGGCGTGGCCATTCGTGCGAGTCTGGTCAAGATGTTGTTTCATGGCCCGATCCGCATCCGTCTCAGTCACTCCACCACCTGGCCTGATCTGCATCCGGCCTCTCAGGTGTGGTGCGATCTCCACAGATTTGGGAAGGTCCGATAAAGGATTGAAACCTGTGGAGCCGCCAAACGATTCGCCATCGGCCAACTTCATAAAGGCGACCAGGTAAAGAGATACGCCAATATTTTTTGTCACTTTATAGGTGGCCGGCGTCACCAGCATCTGACCGATACAACCACCGTAAATTTCATTCCGGTTTGTAATCGGCCTACCGTGCCTGTCAATCACCATAGGTGGCTTTGATTCGCCTGTGCTGGCCGATATGACCCAACAGCCCGATTCGGCATGGCCGGTCTTAAGATTGCCATCCTTATCAAGCAACTTGTCACCATCTTTGATCGGACAATTTGTGTGGGTCGTCAGCTTCCGGTATTGTTGGCCGAAAGCAATTTCAGAGATGCGTTGCATCTCGGCAATCAGCTCATCTG